GTTTCCCAGTCACGATCGGGGTGGATGGTATACCTGATAGAGCAATTAAGAGAGAGACATTAAAAAATTGTGTAGTCTCTCTCTTAATTTTTTAATGTCCAAGTCTTACACGATAGAAATCATAATGTGGTCAAGCATATATATCCTTATTATGATATTAATAATAGCCACGTAGGTAACAAGATAAGACTTGTAGCTAACAAAGGTTTCTCTTCAGAAGGTAACTTACCTAAGGCAGTCTTGTTTGGACAGAATAAGTTTACTCAAGGTGGTAAGTATCTTACAATCTGTGAAGGAGAGATTGATGCAATGTCTGCCTATGAGTTACAAGGTTCTAAGTGGGCATGTCTTTCAATCAAGAATGGTTGTCAATCTGCACTCAAAGATATCAAGGCTAACTATGACTATGTAAACAAGTTTGAAAAGATTGTGTTATGTTTTGATAATGATGAGCATGGAAAAAAAGCTGCCACAAAAGTTGCTCAGATATTTGAACCTAACAAATGTCTTATCATGGACATGAGATACAAGGATGCTAATGAGTATCTTATGAAAGGTAAGAAGCAAGAGTTCACTCAAGACTTTTGGAATGCTAAACCTTACACTCCTGCAGGCATACATAACCTTGCAGATATTACTTCTAGGATATATGAAGAAGATAATGTAGAGACTTGTTTATATCCTTATGATGGATTGAATGAGAAGTTGTATGGTATGCGTACAGGTGAACTTGTTACCTTTACTGCAGGCACAGGAGCAGGCAAGTCTTCTCTTATGAGAGAACTTATGCATCATCTTCTAACTAATACTGAACATAATATTGGTGTGTTCTCTCTTGAAGAAAACATAACAAGAACTATGTTACATATCATGTCAGTAGAAGCAAGCGACAGATTGTATATCAAAGAAGTACAGAAGAATTATACCATTGAACAGATGAAAGAGTTTGAGAGAAAGACTATTGGCACTAGAAGGTTCTATGGCTTTGACCACTTTGGTTCTATTACTACTGATGAGATACTTAACAGAGTAAGATACATGGTCAAGGCACTAGACTGTAAGTACATACTCATTGACCACCTATCCATACTTGTATCAGGTATTGAAGGTGAGGATGAGAGAAGAAACATTGACCAACTTATGACTAAGCTACGTTCTCTTGTAGAAGAAACTAGATGTGCTATGCTACTAGTATCTCACTTGAGAAGAGCAACAGGTGATAAAGGTCAGGAGCAAGGTAAGGAGATATCCTTATCAATGCTTAGAGGTTCACACTCTATTGCACAGATATCAGATGCAGTCATTGCACTAGAGAGAGACCAACAAGCAGAAGACCCTGTCATGGCAAATACAACCACAGTCAGGGTATTAAAGAATAGATATGCAGGTGAGACAGGTGTCTCTGCCTACTTGTTATATGACAAGGATTCAGGTAGATTGAAAGAGATTTCCAATCCACTTGAGTCTGACAACCAATCAGATGTAGAGGACTTTTTATGAGAAAATTTGTAGTAGATATTGAAACTGATGACATCAAGGCAAAGGTCATTCATTGTATTGTTGCCAAAGATATTGACAAAGGAGATGTGTTGTCATGGCATGGAGATACACTAAAAGACTTTGCTAAGTGGAGTGAATCTGTAGATATATTTATTATGCATAATGGGATATCCTTTGATGCTCCCATACTCAACAAGCTGACAGGCAGTAAGATAAAACTTGCACAAGTCAGGGACACACTTATCCTTTCACAATTATCTGACCCTATGCTAGAAGGTGGACACTCACTCAAGGCATGGGGACAGAGATTGGGATTTGGTAAGATAGAATATAATGACTTCTCTCACTTCAATGAAGAGATGTTAAAGTATTGTATCCAAGATGTTGAGTTGACATATAAATTATATAAACATTTATTACCTACACTAAAAAAATATTCAAAGAAGTCAATGCTTCTTGAACATCAAGTCAGAGCTATAGTAAACAGACAGGAAGAGAATGGTTTCAAGCTAGACATTGAACAGGCAGACAAGCTATGTGCAAGACTTGAGGAAGAAGCAGACACTATAGAAAAAGAATTACAAGAAATATTCCCACCTATTATTACAGAAAGATATTCTGAAAAGACAGGTAACAGACTGAGTGATAGTGTGGAAGAGTTCAACCCTAACTCTAGACAACAAATCTCAAAGAGGTTGATAGAGAAAGGTTGGAAGCCTGAGAACCTTACACCTACAGGGCATCCTATTGTTGATGAGGGAACACTAAAAAGAATTAAAAATATTCCTGAAGCAAAACAGATTGCTCATTATCTTCTACTACAGAAGAGAGTTTCTCAGATTAAGTCTTGGATACAGGTGGTTCAAGAAGATGGTAAGGTGCATGGTAGAGTCATGACACTAAAAGCAATTAGTGGAAGAATGGCACACAACTCTCCAAACATGGCTCAAGTTCCTGCTTCCTATTCTCCCTATGGAAAGGAATGTAGGTCAGTTTGGATACCAACTAATAATAATTATGTATTGTTAGGTTGTGATGCATCTAGCCTAGAACTTCGTTGCCTTGCTCATTACATGGGTGATTCCAAGTTTACAAAAGAAGTTGTTGAAGGAGACATACATACTGCCAACCAAAAGGCTGCAGGTCTGAAGACTAGAGACCAAGCAAAGACTTTTATCTATGCTTTAATTTATGGAGCAGGACCTGATAAGATAGGTCAGATAGTTGGTGGTGGTAAGACTGAAGGTAAGAATATTATCAATAAGTTTATGTCCAATATGCCTGCTCTTAAGACCTTGCGTGATAAGGTAGACAGAGTAGCCAAGACAGGACTCATAAGAGGTATTGATGGTAGACTACTAAAGGTCAGACAGTTTCATGCATCAATGAACCTACTCTTACAAGGAGCAGGTGCAATCATTTGTAAGGAATGGCTACGACAAATAACTTTAAAGGTGCAACAGGGATATGATTATAGACTTGTTGCATCTATCCATGACGAATACCAATTTGAAGTTCGTAGAGACCAAGCTGAAAGGTTTGGAGACCTAACTCAAAAGTCTATGAAGCTTGCAGAGAAAGAACTGAATGTTCAATGTCCTTTGGATAGTGAATATAAAATAGGAAAAAATTGGTATGAAACACATTAATGGGTTGACATACCTTTTGAGGTGTAGTATAATTCGTTATAATTTAACAAGCAACTAAGATTGCACTAACAAACTAAGGAGTAAGACATATGCCAGTATTAAGTGGTAAAGCCTATTGGGCATCTATTTCAAATCCAAACACTACATTCGAGCCTGTTTGGAGCATTGACCTAGCTTTAGATGAAGCTAATAAAAAGAAAGCTATAGACTCAGGTATAGCAGTAAAGAATAAAGATGATGATAGAGGAGACTTTGTTACCTTGAAGAGAAAAGTAACTTCTAAGAATGGTAGTCAAAACAATCCACCATCTTTAAAAGACTCTCAAAAGAGAGACATCAAGGGAACATTAGTTGGAAATGGTTCTGATGTTAATGTCCTTTATAAAACGTATGAATGGAGTTATGCAGGTAAGAGTGGTATAGGTGCTGACCTGCAGGCAGTCCAAGTTATTAATCTTGTAGAGTATTCAGAAGGTGAGGACTTTGATGTCATACCTGATGGATATAAGTCAGGAGATAACTTAGACTCTGATGAGATTCCTTTCTAAATAAGCTTAATGCTGAAGTGGGTTGTGGTTGGTGGGAAAATTTTATAAAGGAACATTTGATGAGTAAAAAAGTAGAAACACTAGTCCAAGATATTTACAGGACTATTGATGAAGGTTTAGATAAAAGAAAAACTGACAAAGCTTTTATTGAAACCTTTAACAAAAACGTAATGGACTCTATTGAGAAATTCTTATTTGAAAAGAGAAGTGATGTAACTACATTAAGACTCTCTCAAATAGGAAGACCTGACAGACAGTTATGGTATGATATAAAGTCAGAGATTGCACCCAAAAAGATTGATGCTAAAACTAAAATAAAGTTTTTGTATGGAGAAATCCTAGAGTCTCTTGTGATACTTCTCGCAGAAGCTTCAGGTCATGACGTATCTGAAATGCAGAAGATGGAAGAGATAGAAGGTGTCAAGGGTCATAAGGATTGTAGGATAGATGGTACTCTTGTTGATATAAAGAGTGCTTCATCTTATAGCTTCAAGAAGTTTAAGGATGGTTCTCTTACTACCAATGACCCATTTGGTTATATATCTCAGATAAGTGCCTATGCAGAGAGTGCAGGTGATGACTCAGC